TTTGAGGAGTGAAAGCGTTCGCCGCCTTTAGATAGAGGTTTAACGTGGTCTAAGGTTGCTAAGTCCCTGTTAAAGTCACTCTGCTTTTTAAGTGGACCATTACCACAATAGAAGCATATAAGAGTTTTATGTTTCTTAAGATGCTCTCTCAGAAACCACTTACGGTACTTAAGCCAAGATTTATAGCTTATAGGGCGAGGTGCTAGTCTCTTAGTGAGAAGAACGAGAGCCGCTAGACTCTGGGGATGTGGTTCATGAACTAAAACATTATGTTGAGCGTATCGCATAAAAGTCTATTTATTAGATTTAAGTTTTATAGCAGCGGAAATCTTAGTCTTAGTTTCTTTAGAGTGGACTCTTCCTTGAGCAGCTAAGGATAATTTAGCTCTCTGTTCTGACGACATTATCTTACCCTTATTGGGCGATATTTTTCCTTTACCAGCAATAGACAACTTAACTTTTTGCTCTTCTGATATTGGCTTATCTTTACGAGCTAGAGATAGTTTAACCTTGGCCTGTATTGAACAAGGTCTGCCTTTTCCTATAACAGATAACTTTATTTTGGTTTCTTCTGAATGTTTGCCACGACTGCCGCCTTCTCGCACATTGTAACCATTAGGTATCAATGTGCTAAGCTCTTTAATCCAAAAGATCTCTCTATTATTTAACTCTTCTATAGAACTTTGTTTTGGTAACGTTTCTACACACTCAATAACAAAGTTCTCTATGCCATATTTTTTTATAGCACGACAAAGTGGATAATCATGCCTCTTACTGTCACGCTTATGACAACTCCATCTCTTTTTTAAGTCTTGGGTTGTCTGACCTACGTAAATCTTATTATTAATGCTGTTAGTTATTTTGTAAATAAACATATAAAAAAGAGATAATGGGTTGGGCTTGATTCCAACTCTCGTAGTGGGCGTTAGCAATATGCCTCTACGAAATCTATACAGGTGAATCTGCGTGCTAACATCGTCCTAGGGTATTCGACAAGTTTAGTCCTAGCTTGTCCGGCCATGCCTTCCCCAGCTTACTCTGTATGTGTGTCCTTCCACACCGCCATCATCAAGTTAAATTATACTATGAGTAGAATATCTATATGTTGAGCCACATAGCCATTTATAACGACCGCCTAATCATCACTGACCCCTCGCAGGAGATGCGCGGTTTTATTCAAAGCGAACTTACCTATAAAGATAAGTCTAAGCAGTACCAACTTAGACGCATGGGCAAAAACATGTGGCAGCGAAATTCTCCTGCATTCAAGCAATTACAGAGTGAAGTAGATGGCGTTTTATATGAAGAGATTGCACCAGATAAGATTGCTGTCTCTTCATGCTTTGTAGAGTTGCTTAAAGACAAATTTAACACGACAACCCCTTTAGATCTAAGAAGTAGCACCGGTAAGAAGATCACACTTCCATGGGTTAATAAGCCACATGACCTTAGAGACTACCAAGAAGAAGCGGTTGAGTTAATGCTCTATAAGAATAACTATAGAGGACTGATAAATCTAGCTACAGGGTTAGGTAAGACACTTCTTACAACACATTTTGTTCAGCGATATAAAAGACGCACATTGATTGTTTGCCCTAGTGAATCCGTTGCTAAGCAGTTTTATGAACAGTTTGTTTCTTGCTTTGGCAAGAATAAGGTAGGTTTCTATGGAGGCGGAAAGAAAAACATTAGCGATCTTACGATTGGTATTGCTGCTTCAGTCTCTAGAAATATTGTCGACTTCCAAAACGCTGAATTGGGCGTTGTCATCTTGGACGAAACACACCACACTCCAGCAACTACGTTCTTTGATATCTCTCAAGGACTTGCGAAGACTGGAAAAATATTTGGCCTTACAGCAACACCGTATAGAAGCGATGGAAAAGACATAATGATTACGGCTGGTTGTGGCCCCATTTTGATACAACGAGACATAAAATGGGGTATAGAAAATAACTGGTTAGCAAAACCTTATTTTTTCGTAAGAGAGGTTAATACGGTAGGTAAAGACTTTAAAGACGATAAGGTGAAGTCGTATAAAGAACATGTATTAAACAATAACACCATGAAAACGCAGATCTTTAATGATGCTAGCAAAATGATACTTGCTGGAAAATCAGTACTGATTTTGGTTGATGAAGTAGCGCATGGAAATGAGTTAAGTAAACAACTTAATATTCCTTTTGCTACTGGATTAGACCCTAAAAGTCAAGAATATGTAGATCAACTTAATAGTGGCAAAATTAAAGGTTTAATTGGAACTGATGGTAAAATATCTGAAGGCACTGACACAAGGAACGTTGATACTCTCATATTAGCTAACTTTGTTGCTAGTAAGGGCGCAGTATTACAGTGTATTGGAAGAGCGTTAAGAAAACAAGGAACTAAAACGAGTGTAATAATTTGCGATTATAAACCTATGGGAAGCGGCATGCTTTCTAGACACGCGGACAACAGAGTTGCCTTTTATCAGGAAATAACTAGTGACGTGAAAATAATATGAGAAAACTTTTGATAGAAGATTGTCAAAAAATGGCCCTTACTAAAGGTGGCCTATGCTTATCAACTGAATATGTTAATGTTAACTCTTATTTAACATGGCAATGTAATAATGGTCATACCTGGTTGGCAATTTTGAACAACATAAAACGAGGCAAATGGTGTCCAACTTGTTATGGCAACAAGAAACTATCAATTGAATCTTGTCACGCCTTAGCTAAAACAAACGACGGTGAATGCCTATCTACTAATTACATTAATGCCGATACGACATATACTTGGAAGTGCAATCAAAACCATATCTGGGAAGCAACATATGGAAATATACAAGCTGGAAAATGGTGTCCAACTTGTAGAATAAAACAGCGAAATGAGAAGTTGCTACTCTCTATTGATGACTGCATCACAGTAGCTAAAGTAAACAATGGTAAATGTCTATCTACTGTGTATATTAACGCTAAGACCAACCTAATCTGGTCATGCAATGTTTGTCAAAATATTTGGAGTGCAACATACAATAACGTCCAAAGAGGAAGATGGTGTCCTAATTGTCGGGGATCAAAGGCAGAGAAGACAGTTAGATTGACTATAGAAACACTTACAAATAAATTGTTTCCTAAAAGACGACTTAAATTTAAAAATAAGCGCTTTGAGTTAGATTGCTATAATGAAGACCTTAAACTAGGTATCGAATATGATGGGGAACAGCATTTTCTCCCAATTAAACCTTGGGGAGGAAAGAGTGCACTCAAGAAAACACAAAAATACGACAAATTCAAGAATGTCGCTTGTAGAGCCTTAGGAATTACATTGATAAGAATACCCTATACTCAAAAAAATAATGTCCACCAATATTTAATGGATGCACTTAACTTGAGGGAGAAATCATGAACATTAGTCAAAACGGTTTAAATATGATTAAGTCATTCGAGGGGTTTAGATCTCGTCCTTACTTAGACTCGACTGGAATCCCAACTATTGGCTATGGAACGATAAGTTATCCTGATGGCACTCGCGTCACTATGGATGACTCAGATATCACTGAGGATCAAGCTGAGCAATACCTAATGTTTCAGATTAATCAGAAGACATCTAGTATTAATAACATGCTTACTATTTCTGTAAATCAGAACCAGTTCGATTCTTTATGCTCATTCGTTTATAACCTCGGAAGTGGAGCTCTCCATGGATCGACACTCCTTAAATTGGTTAACCAAGGTGATTTTATAAATGCCGCTCATGAGTTTCATAAGTGGGATCATGCTGGTGGCGTTCAAGTTGCAGGTCTAACTCGTAGAAGACTAGCTGAAGCAACATTGTTTTCTACCCCTTGTTAACTGTGGTATAATGAACATATGGAGCGGTAGCTCAGAGAAAGAGCACCACGAGATTAAAAACCTCGGGGAGGTCGGTGGTTCAAGTCCATTCCGCCCCACCAACTTTAAGATAGTGTGCAGCATGTTGTAGGTTTGTAAGCCACCCTAAACTCGTAGTGAATGCCTAACGGATTTCCATTCTGTAACATTTAACTAGGAGTATAAACATGAAAGAACAAATTAGAGCACTCAAGCTCAACTTAAAAGAAATCGCAAAAACAATCAAGAATCAGAAGATCCTTCGCAAGGAGTCACATCGTCATCACGATAAGTATATCGGTGACTACGCCCTATATTACCTCAGGGACGAGTTTCGTCATAAGCATGTAGCCTATTGCATTGCTAGGGGTCGAGACATAGAACGAGTAGATACCGGTTTACGTCTAGATTTAGATCGTGTAAACTGGATCGTCAAGGCCATGCAGCCAGAATCGAAAGAGAAGTTATATGTTGTTGTTAACGAAACCCTAACCCCATCACAG